ATGGTTAAAAAAAATAATTTTTCTAAAAACGATGCAATCGCGGAAATAAAGAAATGGACTCCTCCACGACTTCATCTCGGTAAGGAAAGCTATGTCGACTTCATGGCCTATGATCCTCTGTCAGGAAAGATGAAGCGAAAGAAAATAATGGTAGGCCGGATAAAGGGCAGGAAAGCGCAGCGGATATATGCTGACGGCATTATCCAACGTCTGATGGAGAAACTGCTTGGTGGATGGAATCCTTGGATAGATTCGAGCAAAACTGCCGAATATAGCAAATTCGACGTAGTCTGCCAGGATTACAAAACCTATATCTCGAGGCTGGCCAAAGAGGGGAGTTTGAGGGAAGAGTCTTATATTTCATACTGTTCTTATATGAAGATCTTTGAGGACTGGGCTGTAAAGAGAGTTAAGTATGTTTTTCAACTTGACAAGCAGCTGATGTCTAAGTTTCTTGATTACGTTTTTATCGACAGAGGAAATTCCATACAGACCAGGAACAACTATCTTGCTTGGCTCCGAACCTTTTGCTCGTGGCTATTGCAGCGTGGTTTCGTCAACGAGAATCCGACCTCTGGCCTGGTGCTTGTCAACAAAAGGAACCGAGTGAAGAACAGGACTGCCATAGATGGCAACGACCTCAAGCGGATTCATGCCTATTTAGAGGATAACAACAAATACTTTCTTCTGGCCTGTTACTTCCTCCATTATCTTTTTGTCCGGCCCAGGGAAATGTCTTTCCTGCGTGTGGGCGATATCAGTGCCAAGAGTTGTTCGCTCACCTTGCATGGCAATGGCACTAAGAACCGTAAGGATGCCGTGTTGACTGTCCCAAAGAAAGTGATGAACCTTATGATTGAATTGAAAGTGCTCTCAGAGCCATCCTCTTATTATCTCTTTTCCAATGATTTCAAACCAGGAGAGGAGCGATGCAGCGAGAAGCAGTTCAGGGATTATTGGAACAGACATGTGCGAAAAGATCTCGGCCTGCCTGCTGAATATAAATTCTACAGTCTGAAGGATACCGGCATAACGAACATGCTGAAAAGCAATATGGACGTACTGTCTGTCAGAGATCAGGCAAGGCATTCGTCGATATCTATCACCGACATGTACACGCCAGCCAATGTGAATAAGGTTAATAAAGCCATCCTCGATTACGAGGATGAGCTTTAAAGCATCTCATAGAAGTAGCCGGTCTTCTCTTTGTCGGTGCCGTCGTCGGTGACGTTCATTTCCACTTTCTCGCATATATACCTCTTGTTGTTGAAAACGTATATCTTCGAAGGGTCGGGGATGTCGTCGGTGATGAACTTGACGGCTATCTGGTTGTGTTTGTCCACGCTCACATCGCCGAACCGTCCCGCAGGGGTCGGGGACTGGCCGCCATTGCCGAAGCTCAGCTCGGGCAAGGCCTCCAAGGCCAACGAGCCGCTGTCCCGCACCAGTATGTCGGGGTACATTCTGTAGTCGGTGTACAGCACGGGAACCCTGTATCTCGTGTCCTCATTGTCCAACCGCCTGTCGTAGGCCACAGCAGCATGAGCTTTCAGGTTCAATACATTCTCCGCTTGAAAGGCGACGGGCATCTTGTCCTCATCCTCTGTTGCCGAGGGCGTGTCGCTGGAACTGCCCTGCATGGCATCCTGTACAGAGTAGTAATACTCACCATCTTCGTCCACCTTCATGTCCTCAAAACTTTGCTCTTTCTTGTTGGTTATAGAGGGCACCACGATAAAGGGATTTCCCAGCTTATCACCCAAAAGCGTGTATACGTCAACTTTCCCAGTTCTCAGCCGGCGTTGGTAGATGGCCGATGGACAGATATTCAGGTCCTGGAAAGTGTCGCTGTTCATGTCGCGTATAATTGGATTAAAAATTCCGCATAGCGTACACTGCTCTGAGGTTTCCTCTGTTTCCGGGTTACCGTCTTTTGGCAGATCGGCCCACACGTAGTAGTCGTAATTCACCTTAAAAATAGTGGACTTGCGCTCTTTTGTGCCCATCTTTTTAGCTGCTGCCACCATGTCGTTGTAGGATGTATAAGTCTTTATGGGATAGTTTCTCTGCACACTTTGACTAATATATTCCCGCCAGTCACGGTTGGCTGAGTCGTCAAAAGAATACTCGATATTCGAAGTGGCGAGGTTGTCCAAGCCCTCTTCATCATACTCCACAGAGAATTCGTCCTCGTAATCATAGGTTATCATGTCATTGGAGAGCAGCTCGTTCGTAGCGAGGACATCAACGGTCTTGCCTATCTCATCAAAGACGAAAGAAGCGTTAAAGAACTTGCGCAGCTCATCGATGAACTTATACACCGTCCAGTGCGGGAGGGTATCTTTGATCTTCCCCGACTTACAAGCCGACACGATGACCAACCGGTTCCAGGGCGTTTTGTCAAGATCGTTACGCCGAATGGTGTAGCCTTCGTACTCCATCACTTTGCGCAGCACATAAAGAAGATATGGACTAATGGCGCAATTTACAATGAAAGAATAAGTCCCTTGTGGAAACTTTACGCCATTTATTTTCAGTTTCTCAAGCTTCATCAGGCATGGTCTGTTGGCCACAATATCGTTGGTCTCATCGTAGGTAGGGCTAAGTACGGCCACACCTCTTTGACCGATGATATTACCGGTAGTAAGGTCCGTAAGAATTCCCCACTGAGTGTTATTCATATTAGGGTATCCCGCTCCAGCTTTCTCATACACCTGCTTGTTGATGCCCGTGTCGAGAACAACAGAGGGATAGTCTATCTCATCGATGAAGTGCTTCTCGAATTTTGAGTTGTATTTGATTCGGCTCTTGCCTCCTACTATCTGCAGCTTCACCACATCGTTGGTAATCGACGTAACCGTACCCTTGCCGCTGATGATAAGGCGGTTGTCGGCATACAGCTTGCAGTCCTCAAAATCACCAACCGTCTTCTTCACGTCGAGGCGCTGCACATTCTTGAAGATTTCGCGGTTGCGTGCGATATCCATGGGGAAACTGATATCATAGGTATAAGAACCAGAGTCCTTGACGAACTGGTTCTCATACGTCACCTTTATCTTGTCGGAAGACGACGGATAGGCCGTCTTGCCGTTGAGCGAACATACAATCATAGCTTACTTGTTCTTTTGAATCTGGTTCCAATGCTTTTCCTGCTTCTTGAAGTTCTCCATCGACACGTTGGCCGTGATGCCGCCGTCGATGAGCGACCCGAGCTTTTCCAAGGTGTCGCGGGCCTGTCGCAGGGTGTCGGCCAGCTCGCTGTTGTCGGTCTGCACGTTGACGGTTGGAGCCGACACCACCGTGGCACCGCCTACGCCCATGGCACGGCTCACGTCTGTTGCTGTTAGCCGTCCGACGGTGTTGTTGCGCTGTGCCACGTCGATAAGACGAAGGGCAGGCAGCAGCTGCGGGTTGTTGACGGCATTGTGGTTGGCCACGAACTCACCTTCGTGTACCACTCCAGCCTCACGCCGGTAGCGGTTGCCGCCCGTGAAGCCACCCTCGTAATAGCCAGCTTCCTGTGCCTGCTGTTGCTTCTTGATGGTGGCAATCTGTATCGCACCGGCAGCAAGGGCGATTCCGGCTGCGATGGGAGCAAGGACAAGGTTGGCGGGATAAGGCACGCCACTCATAGCAGAGCCATAGGCGGCTATGGCACTCATGGCCGTCTGCGCGATAGCCTGGGCAATCTCCATTTTCATCTGCTTCTTGGCATATTTCGTCTTGATCTTGGCAACCTCCTTCTGTTTCTTCTCTTCGAGTTTCTTGCTCTTGGCCGTGTTGTTGCCTGCCTTCTCGATCATCTTGTCATACTTCTTCTCCGTGACGCTTACCTCGTAATCTGACTGTGCCGAGTAGTAGGAAGACATGGCCGACATGATGGGCGATATGGCATCGTAGGCAGCCTGCATCTTCGCGGCCATGCCTTGGCACATATCCGCGGTAGCCTGCGACATGGCGGCCATAGCCTCTTGGTGAGTAACAACGCCCTGCTGTTCCATCTTCTTGATGTTGGCCAGCGTCGAGGCGTAGATGGTTACGTCGGAGGTATAATAGTCGCCCACGCCGGTACCCGTAGGATGCTCATTCTGATAGTCCGCCTTGGCGTTGTTCGAGGCCGTTTTGTAGGCCGTGTCGGCATTGCGCTTGAACTGCTCACCCTTGGAGTTATAGAGGTTCTGTTCCGACCTCTGTTCGGCATAGTAAAGAACTAACTGCTGGCGCATTTCCTGGAACTCTTTCTCCGCCTTCAGCTTTTCCTCTGTTCCGTCCTTGTATTTGGCCATTTCTATCTTGGCAATCTTCTCAAGTCCGTCGATAGCCAACTTTTCCTGGGTCGCAAGATCTTGTCTGCCGAACTGTTCCCGATATTGATTGAGCCTTTCCTGATGCTTTTGTTCTCGCTGAATTCGATGCTTATTGTCATTCTCTTCGAGCTCATCGCGCAGATCGAACCATTCCTCGCTTCCTATTTTGGCCAGGGCTATTCGTTTCTTGATGTAGTCCTGTTGGTTGTAGAAGAGACGTTCATCCCGTGCATCCTCGTCCATATACAAGGAACTGCCTTTTGTTGTGTATTCAAGATAAATTTTCTGTTCCTCTTTTTTGTAGTCGGATTCCACATTGCGTTTCCTCAGTTTATCAATTGCTTCGACTTTCTCCCGTGTGGCATCTTCTTCCTTGGTCTGGAGATCTTTATATTCACTACTCTCCTTGTCCCAAATCTTCATCCGTTTGTCAAGACCCTCTTTTTCTATTTTCTCACGCTGTTTGATAAAATCTTCCCTTGATATCTCATTGAGCGCATAAGAGTTTAACAATTTTGCAAGATGAAGGTCAGTCTCTGCCTCTATCTGCTTATCCTCTGCTTTCTTGGCTTTCAGTGCCGCCGCAGCTCTACGTTTTTCCTCAGCTTCACGTTTCTTTCTTTCGGCCTCAATTTTCTTTTGTCGCTTGGGGTCAACATAAGATTTTCCGCCTCCGCCTGCATCCGGATCCGGCCTGTTATTACCGCCAGAGCCTTTTACTACATCTTTCTGAAGTTCATTACCGTAGCTGTCCGTAATCGCATTGATTTGCGTTTTTACACTTTCCAATTCGACTTTAGCAGAGTTGAGCTTCCGTCTTGCCTGATCAACAAGATCCTGTGTGGTGTTTCCTACCATACCCCATGATGTGGTGTAAGTCATACCACTGCCTGCATTTAACGCGTTTTCCAAAGCCTTCTGCGCCTGGTTAACGGCAATCTGGGCCTCTGCCTTTTGTTTTCCAAGCTGTCGAAGCATATCTTTGGCACCCTCAAGCTCGTATTTACGTTGAAGCTGTTTATTGTAGTCTTTCAGTGCTTTTTCATTGGCCCTGTATCTTTTGGTCTCAGCGTCCAATTTAGCGTTATAACCTGGTATGATATTATTAAGCTCCTTGATTGCTTTTTGTCTGTCATCCATAGAAAGCTTATCATTCTTTGCCGCTTTAACGAGCAAATCAATCTTACTCTTCTCTTCCTGCATATTGACCATTGCGTCATTCCTTATCTTGGTCAGGTTCTTCTCTGCCTGTGTCAAAGCGTCAGTCTTTCTTGTCAAGTCGATGATTACTCCGACAACAGTGACAGCCACAAGTGCCAGCGCAGCGTATGGATTAGTCTTAATGATTTTCCATAGGTTCTTAAAACCAGGAACAAGTTTCTCATTCCACAAAGCTATAAGCTTAGTAACAATAAGGTCTTTTTCCTTAGCTATCGTCAATGTCGTGATGGCGATGGTCAACAGTGCAAGCGTAGAGCGGAATCTGACTACGAAACTCATTATGCCTTCCAGCGTCTTTATCAGAAGGCTTCCTGACGTGACAGCCATGCTTGCCACAGGCATGAGCTTTTGACCAAGTTCTATTGTCAGGTCGTGGAACTTCTTTTTTGCTTTATCAAGTTCAGCATTGACGGTAGAATTATTGGTGTTGAACTCATTCAGCACTGAGGTTCCAGCCTCGTAGGCTTTCGTTGCAGTATTCTGTGCAGCTCTTACCTGGTCAAGGTGTGTGGCCACGGATGACAACACGCCCACGGCACGGGTGCCGTCGAGGTTCATACTCTCGAACATGGGTGCCATCTCAGCGAAGCCACCTTTGTTCTGCATGCTCTGCATGAATTCCAAGAGTGCGGCATTGGCATCTTCCTTAAGCATCTTCGTGAATTTCTTTACCTCGATTCCAGCTATATTGGCGAATTTTGCCGGATCCTGATACATTTTTGTAATTAGCTGTGAGAATACTGTTGATGCCGTTGCCTCTTCCTGCATATTCTGGTCGAGGGCTGAAGCGAGGCCCATGATCTGAGCCTGCGTCATTCCAGCCTGCCGTCCGACTCCGGCAAGATCTGCGGTGAAATCGACGATATACCCAGCATTGGCCGAAGAGCTCTGTGCCAACTCGTTGATGGCGGATCCTGTAGAAAGCATGGCCTGCTTTAGTCCGAGCCGTTTTTCCTCACCGAAGACGTTGGCGAGCTTCCCTATCTTATCGACGGCACCCTTGCCAAGATCATCACCGAGTGCCACGTTGATTTTGTCGGCTGCATCCACGAAGTCCTCAATATCTTTTTTTGACTGCTTGCCGAGTCTTCCTGCGGAACCTGCCAGTTCGTTGAGCTGTTCACGGCTGGTGCGGGTATCCATCTTCTGGAAGTCCTCGTTCATCTGCCTCACCTGCTCATCACTTTGTCCCGTGTATTTCCTCACATTGGCCATTGTGTCCTCCATCTCAGCATAGGCTGTAGTAGCCTTACGGACAGTGACGGTCAGACCGGTAAGAGCACCAATAGCCTGTGTGAAAAAGCCCCAGTTAGTATTGAAGAATCCGGAGATTTTTGACCAGATGCCGCGAGTGTCCTTTGATTTATTGGTGGCGATCTCAAGCTGATTGTTGAGTTGTTTGGCTTGGCGCGTGAGCATTTTAAATTCATCAGAATCTTGCTTTGTGTATTTCAACCGCTGTTCTACGAGATCTCTGGCCATCTCTAACTCACGAATAGACGACTTTGTCAACTTACCCATAGTCTCGTTAATCTTCTTGTTTTCTTTCTCAATCTCAGCTGTTGATTTCTTGCAGTTTTTCAATTCGTTGTCGTATTGATCGACCAATGAATTGAGCTGTTGTTGTTCTGCCTTGATTTGCTCTATGCGTGTCTGGATTTTTTTCAGATTCTCTTCCTGACTCTTATATTTCCACGAGGTAGGGTCAGTGCGGTTCATGCTCTTCTGTATGGCATCTCTGGCGGCAGTAAGGTCTTTGAGAGAAGAATTGTTGATATTCCCAAGGACATTGGCCACCAACTGAGAGTTGTTCATCAGCTCACGCATTTCTTTTGCCGTGAGCTTGGCAGCATCAGTCATTCCGCTGATACGGAATTTGCATTGTTCCAGAAACTCTTCCAGCTTCTGATAGTCTTTGGGGTCAGTGGTGTCATCCATGACCTTTTTCAGCTGCTTCATGGCCGTCTTCACCTCTCCTACACTGGCGGTGCCCATGTTGGAGAGCGTGTCGATGGTTTTGACGACTTTGGACTCATAAGCCTTGACAGCAGCTGTAGCTTGTTTGAGATCCTTGGCATCCTGCTTTGACCAGCTGCCGTTGTTTTTCAAGGCATCGTCCTTTTTCTTCTTAAGATCTTCCACATGCTTCTTTAACTTCTGAAGCTCATCTTGCGCCTGCTTTGCGTTAAGAGAAACGATGGTTTTGAATTCTTGTGTGTTATTTGCCATAAAAAAGGTGCTAACTTGATTTTTTCTTCAAAGTTAGCACCCTTTAAATATATCGAAAAATACATTCACAACCCTTCTTTGTCCCATTTCTTAACCTTTGCCCGAAGTTCTGCTTCATCCAACGGCCCGTCTCCGCCTCTTTTCTTGATGGCATCCACTCTTTCAAGCCTGTCGCGTTCCATCTGCCGCCATTCTGCGGCACTGTACTCTTTGAGTGTGTCGTAGGTCTTGCCATGGAACACATATTTCCCGTTTTTCATCGGAAAACAAGCATTGCCTGACGAACCTTTCAAGACGGATTTCCCAGCCTTGTAGACTGCGGTAATACCGTAAACGGCTGCTGCGGAAAGAAGAAGTTCGAGTAACATGACTATATCGTTTTTTTCTATCGCAAATATAACAAGTTTTTTTGGATTATACAAATTTTCATTGCAGTATCTGCAATAAAAACTACAATTAATTCTTACTACGCATTTTCTCCAGTTCCAGAGCCTCTCTTGCCTTGGCATCAAGTTCGGTGAGCGCGCGCCAGCAGTCAAGTGCGAGTACTGCGTTTTCTTTTGTCGGGTCACCGTCGGTAAGTGCCCGCAGCTGGATATTGTACTGCTCTTCAATCTGCCTGCTTGAAATAGTGAAGTCGCCGTCACCATTGTCAACCTTCTGGAAGAAGTTAGAGAATCTGCCGGATAGGATTTTTTTTACATGGTAGTACCATAAAAATGTGCCGAACCTCTCTTCCGGTTCCAGTACCATGTCGGTGTCATTTCTGAGCTTACCACGTTCCTGACCGGGATGAAGGCCGTTGGCATCGATATAGAGCCAGCACGCAAGGTTGTCAAGCATTTCCTCATCCTTTGTAGCCAGATATATCTGAAAATATTTTTCAGCCATGAGATAGTCGCCGAACGACACCCCATGAAGTAAGGGGTCGACCGCCACGAGGCCACAGACTGCATCCAACCTACAGTCCATGTCCTCGTACGTATCGATAAAGTCAAACTGATGAATGAATGACTGTACCTGCCAACTTTCCAGATACAGCACTTGTCTCAGCCCGTTAACTGGAACCAGACATTTCCAGCCGAATTGAGTTTTCTTCAGCACCTCTATGCCACAGAACTTGAGGAACATGACCGTCTTCACCTCTGTCTTGTCAGTGTATACAGTCAGTAGTTTCAGTACATAACGCAGCTGCTCCTGGCTCAGCGCTCTCCACGACGTGGGGGCGGTGAGGTTGATGTTCACCGTGCGGCTCTTCTCATCCGTTGAAGACGTAGCCTGCGCTGTCTTTAGTGTTCTTGAACGTGTCATGATGGTTGGCTTTATAACTGGCGCTCTCTCGGTAGAGCTTGAAATATTCCTGGTTGTCCTCGCTCTCGAGGATGCGCATCAGGCGGCGATAGACTGGCTGTTTGAGTGTGGCGGCGCCCTTCACTGCCCACATGTCGGTGAACCGTATGATGCAGCTGATGACCTCTCGGTAGGGTTCCAGTCTGTTGGGGTCGGCACGGCGGAAGGCATCGAGGATGTCGTCCATCTGCCTGTCGCCCATCTTCGTGCGCAGCATCTCCTCGGCTTCCTCTACGGTGGTCTTGTAGTTGTTCCAGTCTGTGTAGGTGGCGTTGCGGTGGGTCTCGAAGAAGAAGGTGTATTCATCGTAGAGGTGGTCGATGAAGCGGCGGGCCTGCTCCGTGGCTCCCCAGTTCTCGCTTCGCAGCTGGTTGAGGGTCATGGCGAGCGTCCGCCAGTACTGTGTGCGCAGCGCTCCCTCTAAGGCATCCACGCGCTGCTTGCTGGCAGGTGCGAGGTTGTCGTTGCTCACCACGCCGAAGCCGGTGGGGGTGAGCACGAGGTCGAGCTGGCGCAGCACGCTGAGGAAGGCTGACAGACACACGAGCTGCTTGTACCACTTCATGAGCGGGGAGTCCTCGCCCTTCTCTTCCAGGTAGGCCATCCCTGCCACACCGAGCAGGACAGCATTGCTGAAGGCCAACTGCCGCCCGAGGGCGGACTTCACGCTCTCATACACGCTGTCGTTGGCGGCAGCACCCACGGGCAGCGCCTGCTCGAAATCACTTTTGGTAATCGTTATCTCCATCGTCGTTTTGATTTGAGTTTCCACTAACTTTCTTGGCATCCTTGTTCTCATCGAGGGTGGTGAGCATGAGCATCGGCACGTCGACGGTGCACCTGTCCGACCACCCGTTGTAATGCAGGATGACGTGGTAGGGCTTGGCCATCACGTCATGATAGATTTTTTCGAGCGCTTGTTTCAGTGTGAAGAGCTCACGCTTGTCGGAGCCGGAGTTGTTCATCTGGCTCTTGCCCGGCGTGGCGCCCACAAGGTTGGGGTGCACACCGTAGGCGAAGCAGAGAGCGTTGGAAGCTTCCTCCATGTCGTCGCTCCAGTTGCCGCCCTCCTTCTTGCTCGGGTCGTTGAGGTTGATGATGCGCACCATGCGGTTCTCCTTGCCGTTGGGGTCGATATAGTAGCCGGTGACGAGGGCCTTGCCGGCGTTCTGCACACCGCAAACAAAGTCGATGATGTTCTGCTTCTCCAGCTCCTTGCGCTGCTGGCGATCGGCTTCGTCCTCGATATGCTCGTTGTCGCACACGTTGTCCCAGTACTCTTCATGCACCTCTATCTGTACCCGGGGGGCAGAGGTGTTCTTAATCATAAAACGCTTGCCGATGCCTATCAGACGGTAGATGTCATACCAGGAATCCTTGAAGATGCTCGAGTAGTAGGGCACGGGATAGTATTGGTAGCCAGGTGTGGCCATCCGTGAGAGAATGGCGAATTTTCTGTCGCTGGTGGGTTTGTTGTGGACAAGGCCGGTGGCGGGGTCTGGCTGCTTGCCCATGCGTATCTCTAAGTCGCCGAGTGGGTCCCAGTAGTCAAGAAGGGGAATGGCCTCGATGCGCTTCTCGTTGAAGTGCCCGATGCGGAAGTCACCGAAGAAGACGTGCTCTATTTTTCCCGATTTTGTCGACGGGGCATACTCGAAGCGGCAGTAGCAGGCTTCCTTGTGACGCACGTTGACGATACGGCTGCCGTCGCGGGAGAGAATGATGCAGGTGACGCTGAAGTTGTACATCTGCATGTCGGTACACTGCTCGGCAAAGCATTCATGCAGGGAGTTGTGAAGGCAGAATGAGCGGATGTCGGGAAAATCGACATCTTTCTTCTCTTTCCGGTCCACAAACCGAAGTCCCTGACCGTAGCAGCAGAGGGTGTTGAACTGCTGGCACTGGGCGGTAACCATTTTCGACAGCACGGCCTTCCTGATCTCGTACGGCAGCATGTCGTCCGCGCCGAAGGGAACGTACTGATAGCCGCGGCCGTTGATGGTGAGCGGTCTGACGTTCACCGTGCCGTCGTCCTCATCGAAGACGTTGCTGCTGTCTCCACCGTATTCCTCGGCGATGGAATCGTAGGCCTTGGCACGCGCCACTCCCTGGGGTATGATGCGGAAGTGCTGCACTTTCCCGCTCTGCCCGGTCTTCACAAGTTCTAAGTCTTTATTACTCATAGATATACTTTCATTCCGTTAACTTCATAGATGAATATTTCTGGCAGCAACCGCAGCTGGTGGCTCATGGGGTTGACGATGCGCATGTAGCCGCCTTTCCAGTACTGGTGATGGACGAGCCATCCGCGGTACTCTACCCGGTGCCCATCGCTGCGGAAGGCTTTGATGTTCAACGTCTGCCGGTGCTGATAGGCGAGGTCGAGGTAACGCTGCATCTCACTGAAATGGATGGCTTTCTGCCGTTTCATCATATCAGAAATAGCACGGCTCCCATGCAGGCACCTATAATATAAAAACTAAGATTGCGCACGTCGAACATGCCCCCTTGTCTTTCATTTATCTTTTCTTTGGCTATCCCTACAATATAGGAAATACCAAAACCAAGGAAAGAAGCTCCGAGCTTACTCATACTTAACCCCACATACTCCGTAAAGAGATGTAAAAACAATCCACAGCCAAAAGCGATTACCAGAGAGCACAGCAGAAGGGCATATTTGTCCGATGGTATGCCACACATCCATTTAGAGAGTTTATTGAACAGTTTTTCCATATCATGTTGGTTTTTAATAATTTCACTAAACTTAGTAACTAATTAAAGGTGTAGTCGAACGTGTTGTCGAAGATTCTGCCCTCGCGCTCCAGCTCCACCACGTTATGGTTGCGCTGGGCGTACTCGTAGCTGAAGGTGAAGCGAGGCTGCTCGTCGAGGGCGTTGGTCTGCTCGGTCTTGCTGTCGTCAATCACGATCTCGCGGCCCACATTGGGGCTGCCGTTACGGAAGGTCACCAGGCGCACGTAGGGCGAGCGCATCACCTCGCCGAACCAGTCGGCCATGTCCTCACTCAGCGGGCCGGTGTCGGCCTTGAACGTGCGGGTCTCCTGGATTCGATAGTTCTGCTTCTTGCCCCCGATATAGGCGGAGTCGCGCTTGAAGGTGGGGGCTTTTGTGGCAAGACCGGTACAGTACATCAGCTCATCGCAGCCGAACGAGTTGGTGAAGAGCAGCACGGGGGCGCAGTCGGGCTTTCTGAAGTCGATATCGTACTGCTGGTGGCGACTTCCCGCCGTGATGGTATAGGAGGCAAGGGTCTTGCCTGCCGTGGTGAAGCGGTCGGGGCTCACGTCGATGGTGGTGTAGTTGTTGTTGCCGCCGATGACCACGGGCGTGAACGTCGCCGTGCTGCCGTCGGTATAGGTGGCGGTGCATACGGCGGCTCCCGTACCGATGAAATGGAGGTATTCGAGACGGCCGGGGGCCGTGAGCTTCGTTCCGAGCAGCAGCGAGAGGAAGTGGTGCGTCGTCCAGTCCTCGCAGGTGGTTGGGATGTCGGCCTCGCAATAGACCAGCGTGAAGGTCTGCTCCTGACTCGACGTTATGCTGTTGCTGTCTGCATATTCTTCGCTCAACTGTATCTTCACGTCCACCACGAGCATCTGGCGGGCATAGGGGGTGAGCAGGTTGCCCAGGTCGGCAAAGGTATTCGGAGTAGATCTCCGTCCATGACTTACTGTCGGGGCTGATGAGAATCTTCACGCCCATGCGGTAGCCGCCGATGGTGCATACCATGTCGGGTACGCTCATGGAGAAATACTTGCCGCTGAGTCCGTTGCTGATAGTGATTGCCATAATCGTTTCTTTTCCGCAAAGATAAGCATTGATGGATTGCGGCAAAAATACAGCGGAAAAGAAGCATAATGAGAGAAGCCACCGATGCTTGCGCACCGATGGCTTTATCTTTTATTTTATAGTCAAGAATCAGTCGTCTTCGTTGTCTTGATTTGCATCTTTCTCTTTTCTAAAGAGGAAGACACTTGCAAGTCCAACGACAATAGCCGTAAATACTCCGGCTAACCAATCATGACCAATGTATCCAAGAAAGCAGATAACACCCATACTTACAAGAGCTATGACAAATGCCATAATTTGACCTATCCGGCTCTCGCGGGCTCTGATGTCTATAATCTTTTTCTCACAATCAATGCGATGAGCTATCTGATGCTCGGTCATTGTAAGAATACGTTCTGGAGCGTCATGCATGACTTCTTGGTAAGCCTTGAAATCCTCAGGGGCAGGAAGAGGGCCGCTAAAAGTCTTTCTCTGCACCATGGCAGAGAAAGCGTGGGCTACAACGGCACGCTGTTCGGGGTCTTTGATATTCTTGAGAACCTCGTTAAGATCCACAGGGGAAGGATGGTTTTCATTAACCTCTTTCGGCTGATCCTTTGTTTCTTCTTTCATAACGCCTTCAGGGAATATCTTCTCATAGCTGTTCTTAAATCGTGACCTATCGCCTGCCAATCCTTACGCATGTCCAACAAGTCGTTGCCACGCATGTATCTTCTAAAGGGGTCAGCCGATTTTATGATGGAGATGGATTCTACACCGGTTCTAAAGCCTGGCAGACTATGTCTCAGACTTGTGTTGAAACAAGTGGTGGCTTTATTCTTACTTTTCTTCATACGGCTAACATTTTTCGTTATTGACGTTGCAAATGTACCATTATTTCCTCGTAACCGCAAATTTTATTAGTTAATTTTATTTCAGCTACTAATGTATATGTTAAAACAGCAAAAGGGGGGCACCGGCCTCACGGTCAGTACCCCTAAGGATTATGGTTAAAAAAAATGTCTCCTAAACTTGGAAGTCCATGTCGCGCCAGATGGCCCATTTCACCGTACCGTCCTCGACGGTGGTCGTGCCAAACTCGTGCAGGAACATGTAGTTGGCTATGATGTTGATGTCCATATAGTACATGGGGCGCAGGTCATCAGCAATCTCGTCAGAGGATTTCGGGTCAAAGACCAGCTCCGAGCCCGTCACGCCCTTGCCGGGCAGGTTGTCGCGTGTCTTCATGTATTCATCGAGCAGCTTGCACTGCATCTTCTCTTCCTCGCTGCGGTCGTTCTCTTTCAGCCAGTCGAGGAACTGTTTCAGGTCCTTGTTCATTGTTGTGCCCTCCTAAGCTTCTTTAAGTCTTCCTTCATGTCCGACAGGCTGATCATCCAGTCGGTGAGCGTCTTGCGCTCTTCCTCGCTCTCGCTATCGCCGAGCTCCATGAGAAGACGGTCCTTAACGTCGTCTATCAACTCTATGCGGTTCTGCAGGGTGTCCACGTCGCAGAACTCTTCAAACAGGCTCATAGCCTTGCTGTCTTTATGATTTTCCATCATTTGTTATTCTCCTTTCTGATCCTACCGGGTAGCTCATGCGGCGCATATTTCATGAAAACTAAAATTACGGCCAAGGTTCCCCCTGCAACGACAAGAAGGAGACATGCAATGATGAGAGCTCCCAACACGATTTTCATGCCTTGCCTCCTTCCTTAAGTTGTTCGTAGAGTCGAGTACGGGCGCGGTTGATAGCTTTGCGCAGCTCGGGGCTACGTCTGCCCATCAAGACCAGGGCAGTTTCCAGCGCCGTAGGGAGAATAGAGCCTTTTACATAGCATTTCTTCTCGTCGCTGACGATGATCGCGAATTCTGAGAGGCCTTCTTGTCGTATCTCCAGGCTGATGGCCTCAATTAACTCCTTGGTATTCATTCCTGGCCTCCTTTCTCAATGTGGTTTCTCAACAGAATTGGACTTTTCCCGCTTCTCATGATGGGATTGGTATAGATATGGACCGGTTTGTAGCTCGCAGCATACTTCTTGATGTCCTCGTCGGAAGCATAGTCTGACACCCACTGGGCGAACTCAATGGCGGCTCCTTGGTTCTGGCCGAAGTTGCGCAGGAGGAGTTCGCCGTCCTCTGTGTGGGCGTAGACCACATAGCCCACGCCCCTCTCGTTCTTAATTCCCACAATCATTTCTCCCCTCCTTTCTCGCCTTTGTTCAACCTGTACACAATCCATCCGCTCACGCCCATGGCAGTGATGCTCACCAGTGGATTCTGCTCCACGCACACTGCCGCCACGACCATGGACAGCGGGAACACTACGCCGATGCGGATGGCCACTCTTCGCGTCACCTCAAACTCCGCGATACGGCTGTAGAACGCGCTCCTGGCGTCCAGCCAACGGTTGACACTGCGGTACAGTCCTCTCACCTTGTCTGCAAGGCT